AGCATCATCTTGCAATTTTGTCATTATATTTAATTGAAACCCAATATTATATGGTACTGGCATGAAAACTTTTTTTAAATTATTGCCATCTATTGCTTTAAACGTTTGTGTGACACCAGATTTTCTTGTGGCATCATATTGAATAGAAGTCATCTCAAATGACATTCTAGGTAATGTCATCGCAATTGGTTTATTCAATTCTGGTTGTTGGTTTATACGCGCTAAAAACTTTTGAATTGGTCCATACGCCAAGGGAACTTTCATCTCACTTACACTATCACCCGAAGCATCTTTATGTCTTATATAAATTTCATTAAAAACCGTTCCAAAAGAAATAACAGTTTTTCTAATAATTTCGTGATAATAGTAAGTTCCTAACATTAAAATGTACCAAATGGATTTGATTCTGAAAAATCTATGATGCCGTCAGCTGCATTTTCAATTTCAATATTTTCACTATATTTATCATACTGATCCCAAGTATCATATGATTGTATAGAATAAATTGAACTAGATGCTGTACCAACTAATAATTCTCCAGGATAAAACTCTTTTGTTCCAGCATTATCCACAAAAGATACTTTGAGTATTTTTGTATCAAAATCCCAAGATTTAACTCTTCCTTTAGTGCCAGAAATTGATCCAACCACTTCTTCATTAAACCTATAAGTACCAATCCCAGAAAGAATAGGTGGTGGTGCAATTGTAATAGTAGGTGCAACAGTATATCCTACTCCAGGATTTATAATTCTAATTGAATTAATAGATTGTCCCACACCAACTATTGCCATTGCAACGGCAGTCTGTCCTGTACCAACAGATCCTGCAATACTTACTATCGGTGAATTTACATATCCACTGCCAGAATTTGTAATAACAAATCTACTAATTCCATTTCTACTGGTTTCAATTGAACAAGTAGCAATTGCATTAGTTCCACCTCCACCAACTATAGAAATTGTTGGTGCTACAGTGTACCCTGCACCAGCATTTGTTAATATGATGGATTCGATGGAATAAACTCCTGCTCTAGAAGTTGTAATGGCAATAGCACTGGCATTTTGACCACCCACTGGTGCTGATGAAATTGCTATAGTAGGAGTTGAGGTGTAATTATATCCATCATTATTTAAAAATATTTGACGCACATATCCGGTATTAATTGTGGCAGTAGCAGTTGCTGTAGATCCTGCGCCAATTAATTGGAGTGTTGTAATATATCCCTCATCTTTGATTTGGGTATCAATTTCTTCAATTGAGGTATCAATAACTTCGTCTTCATATTCAAATAACTCACATTTTAATTCATACATATAAAGTTTTCCTAATTGATAAAAATTAACTTCATGTTCAACAAATTTAACTTCAAATAATCTTTCTCCCAATGGGAAGTAAACCAAATCTCCTTCTCTAGGTCTAGAAGATAATACAATTTCATCATTATCACCAGATTCTAAAAATGGAGAAATAAAGTCTTCAAATCTTTCTTTTGAAATTACTAAACTAAGTTCATCCTTTAAACTTACTCCAAATTTTGAAAGAATGTCTCCTTGACCTGTATATCCATCATAATTATTAATGTATGCTTCAATTGCATAATTGTCATCAAACTTGGAAGATTGAATTTCTCTGATAATAGTCTGTTTCCTCACAAATTTTCGTGGAATATAAATTACATCCACTCCATATATTTTTAAGTGTTCGTTAATTAAATCTTGTACAAGTCTTTGTTCTCCAGGAGAACCTTGCAGAAAAAAAGGATTAAGTGCCATTATTAACCAATAAAATCGTAAGGTGGAAGTTCGTATTCCATGGTCATTCTCTGCTTTATATCTTCCAATTCTCTTTGAGCATCTTCATATAATTCTCTACCATTCAATTCAATTCCACCAGGAAGTTTTACTCCTCTGAATTTGATTAGATTTTGTCCCCACTGTTTTTTCATAAGGGCGGTCAGATATTTTTTCATAAAACTATCATTATAAACTTTAGTAAAACTGGAGGGATCTAATGCCCTGTAACAATCGATTACCAAGAAGTTTCCTACAGTTTGTGATGCCCAATCAATATCCAAATACATCCTATTTTGTCTTTTATTAAATCTAATTTGTTTATCAGTTGTCAAAAGAAAATCAATATCTTCTAAGTAACTTTTTACCATAGCATACTGCAATAATTCAACAGAATTGAAATAATATAAATCATTCAAAAATAACTGATATTTAATACTAAACATTCCTCCTGAAATGGAACTAGTATCAAATCTAAATACCTTTTCAATACCAATTACTGAATCTGGAACTTGAATGAAATTGGAAGTTTCGTAAAAATTAAATGTTGTAGTGCCAATACCACTAATATTTGCAGATCCAGTAGTAGTTACTATTCCTACACCATTTGTCTCCTTCCCTCTACCCCTATCAATATCTGCTTGAGTAATTTTATACTTTAAATACATTCTTTCAACACCATCAAAGTGTCTTTCATTGAAGTATTGTAAAGCATCATCAACCAAATCATCAATTTGATCATCATCCAAATTAATTTCTAATACTGGAGCGCCAAGTTTTCTGAGGCAATAATCTACTAGTTCTTGCCTAGTTGCGGGTTTTGCCATTAATAGATTCCTCCATCTATTGTATTTGACCAAACGGGAACGCCAGAATTATCTGTTGTCATTATATAGTTAGTATAATCTACAGAATTGCTGGTAGATCCAGTAGAAACTAATTGATCACTCTGATTAAAATATGCAATTCCATAAGGTTGACCTGGAGTATAATAAATTGCTTGATTTACTGTAAGAATACCAGTTATATTAGCATTTCTAGAAGTAAATTCATCAAATCTTAAATCATCTTGAATATAAAGATTACCACCAATATAAACATCATTTCTAAAAGTTGCTACACCTACAAAAGTTGATATTCCACTAACATTTAATTGTGTAACTGATGCGATTCCACCAATTACATTTTCTGCAGTTACTGATCTACCTCCAGCAGATCCAGATATACTGGAGACTACTTTTACTGCATTTTGTTGCCCAACTCTAACCTTAATGTCTGCCATTATCGAGTAACTCCTTCAGTTACAAGAACCATTCCCTCAATAACTCTATTCTTTATATTAAATTCATCTATAATTACTACGTCATACACATATCTTCCTGGTTTTAAATTTGCAGTTTGTTCCGCAGTTAAACTTAGTGAAATTTTTCCGGAAGATGCTGGTATTTCAATTTCGGTAGTAAAGGGGGTAGAAGAAGAACTACCCGCCCACTTTCTCATTTGAGACTGCACAGTGTAATTTGTTAAATTAAAGGAAGAATTTGTCTCAGATCCCTCTAAAGTGAATGTTTGACTAAAATCTGACCCAGAATTTACTACTAAATTATTTACATATACAGCTGCCATCTATTTTTTTTAATCTCTACTTTCTATTTATATTTTAATTTCACATAAAGATGTAACAACTTCTTGTTGCTTTAAATACAATTTACAATAGAGTTTAGCAAAAATTTTTAGTTCTTCTTCACTTAAACCATCAATTACTCTAGAGTGTTTTTCATATTCAAATAGTTTATCTATTGATTCTAATTCAATTTCATTTGGATCCATTTACAATCTCCTTCAATAAAGATTTAATTTCCTCAATGTCCCTTTTCATTTCATCTAGTTCTCTTCTTTGAGTATTCCTATTGTTTAAACTATTGACATATTGATTATAAGATATATTGTCATGGTTGACAATTGCGCCTGTTTCTTCATCCCTGTATAAATTTGGGTGTCCTTTGACTGGTATCATCATCTGATTGCAATACTCCTTAAATCTTTAAATCTTGGCGGATGTGCTTGATCTGTAGATGACATTACAATCTTTATAATATATCCAGTAAACTCTCCAAGATTATTTGCAGAAAACTCATATTCTAAGAATTCATTTTCTCTACTAGAGCGTACAAATACATCAGGTAATCCACTATTCTTTGCAGGATCTACAACATCAAGATATCCATCATTATTATTGTCTATAGTTAGATTGTCATATCCTGGGAATAATTCAAATGATTGTGTAACCTCACTAGAATCTGGTCTAATTAAACTATATAATACTCTAAAATCTGCAGAAGAATGTCTACAAGCAGACAATATTACTTTCAGAGAAGTTGCAGACTGGGAAAGTCTAACTGTATTTGATACATAAACTGCAGAATGTGGATCTTCAATAAAAGAATTAACTCTATTATCAGCAGAATAATTGGATATTGGTGAATTAATTCTGTTACTATGGAAATCGGTAAAAGAACCATTTAAAAAGATTTGAGGGGAAACATATTTATCTGTTGTTTGTAAAGTAATTGCTGTAGTAAATGATTTACTTCTTGGTAATCCAGTTAAGTATTCAAGTTCATTTACTTTGGAACAAACAATTCTGGTAGATGATAATTGATTGAGAGAATTTAATTGAATATCTTCGTAACCTAAGTCATTAAATGATACTTCATTCCCAGAAACACTAGTTCCACTCACCGTTCTAATTTTTGCAGAAACTGAAGTTAAATCTGTTGGAGATATAATTCTGTAAAATGGTACAATGGAATCATACTGAATATTTTCGGTAGCAAATACACTATTTCCCCCATAGTTTAACTCAGATGTGAATGAAAGTTGTGGATATCCTGCAGAATCAGAACTTCTGCTTAGACCATTATTAGAAGTTCTGTCAATCTCAATATAATAACTATCAAGATCTATTCCAAAGTCACTAATATCATGAGTTGTATTGATTCTTCTCAAAGAAACTCCATTAAATTCGTATTTGTAAATTTGAGTATTTGTATCATGAGGAACTGCAAGTGTTGATAACTGTCCTCTTGATAGTGTTTCTAGAGTTCCAGATCCAACACTTTCATATCTGATGATTTCATTTTCTATAATTACATATCCAAAGTTAGTGCCATTAACAGGTTTCCCTTCAAAAGTAGTGAAGTTTGCAGTGCTTGCAACCGAAATTGAAGTCGAAGATGCAGTTATGGATTGGGATAATGTAGTTGGTGAAACGTTTGGCAATACTCCAGAAATTGCGACTTTGTTGTTAGGTGCATACATTCCATGATTAAAATGATTTACTTTAACAAAATTTCCATTATAAAGAGATCCAGTAGGAGTAGAACTTCTAATGAAAGTTGAACCCATAGTAACTGAATTGTTGGAATTATCATAATATACTAAATTAGAAGTTCCATCTGTAGTAAATGATTCTCCCTGAACATTACTCAGATATAAAGTAT